CAGGTCCGTCTGAACTGGCAGTCTCAGTGCCATTAGTTCCCAGGTATCTACCAGCGTGAAGCCCGTTTTTTATTTTAAAGGTTTTGTTGTTAGACATTACTTTTTACCTACAGTGTATTTGCTTGAGTACCAATATAACTGGTGCCTCCATCATCTGTGAAAATAGTGTAAACAGCCGTTGCACCACTAGCAGGTGCAGAGGGAGCTACACTACCTGCCCATTTTATTGTATTAGGCCATGTGATAGTGTAGGTACTTGCCCCAGTTACCTCTAGTTGAAATGTTTGGTTAGCACCTGGATTGCTAATAGTATAAGTTGTGTTAGCTGACAGTGTTTCATTAAAGTAGTTGCCTGTACTAAGATCAATAACACTTGAAGAAATAACACCAAGTGTAGTCTTAGTGCTACCACCTACCTCTACAGCATTCTTTACAATGAAGTCTTTATCGTTAGCCATTACTTAGCTCCATCTATTGCTTGTACTGCTTGGTAGGATGTACCACCGTCTGTTGTAGTGAATGTTAGTACGTCTGTTTCACCAATAGCGGGTGACGTAGGCGCTGTGCCCCCTGCAAACTCTAGGGTGCTAGGGTAGGTGATGGTGGCTGATATAGCTGAAGAATACTGATAAACAGTATCTGAAACATTTCCTATTATATAAAATTTAGTTCCATCAGGTTTAAAAGCTATATGATTAGGATCAGTTTCCTGAGATTGTACAGAAAAACTAATACTATCGTAAGATGCTGTAGAAATATCCCAATCTGTGCTTAAGGAGTACTGATATACATTATCATTTTGTTGACCAACCACAAACATTTTAGTACCATCACTGTTAAATGCTAGACCAAAAGGAGTTGTGTCCTGACTACTAACACTAAAACTTACACTATCGTAGCTTGCTGTACTAACATCCCACGCTGTACTCAGTGAATATTGATACACAGTTTCATTTGAATCTTCTAACAAATACATCTTAGTGCCATCAGTTTTAAAATATACTTCTCTACCTTGAACAGATTGACTAGAATATAAAAAAGATTTATTATCATACGATGCCGTAGAAATGTCCCATGCTGTTGATAGGTTATACTGGTAGACATTATCATCATTATTATTTGTAACGTAAAATTTAGTTCCATCAGGTTTAAAATGCAAACCTATAGGAATAGTTGCCTGAGAAGAGGTGCTAAAACTTACACTATCGTAGGAAGCAGTTGAAACATCCCAAGCTGTGCTTAAGGAGTACTGATACAATGTATCATTTGTATTCCCTATAACATACATTTTAGTACCGTCAGATTTAAACTCTACACTATATGGATATGTTTCTTGACTAGCAACACTAAAGCTTTTGTTGTCATAACTAGCATTATCAATGTCGTAAGGAGTTTTAGCTCCTCCCTCTAGTAATAATGTAGCCTGACTAACAGTACCACTATCAGCAGGGTTGCTTAGGTTAATCTCAATGTCAGACGTTGGGGTGATCTCAAAGACTGAGCCAGTGGATAGGTCTAGGGTGGCGGTGGATTGGGTTGTGGAGTATTGGTAAAGAGTATCATTACCAGTATTTATGACATATAGTTTAGTGCCATCGTTATTAAATTCTATACATGTAACAAGTGATGTTTGAGAAGAAACATCAAAACTAACACTGTCATAAGAGGCTGTAGAAACATCCCATGCGGTACTTAATGTATACTGAAATATACTGTTATTCGCGTCACCAGCCACATACATTTTAGTACCGTCATTATTAAAAGCTAAGTTGCTTGGAATAGTATCTTCAGTAGTTACATCAATAGATTTGTTGTCATAAGAAGCCGTGCTTAAATTAAAACCTGTAGATAACGCATATTGGTAAATGATGTCTGATCCAATATCTGTGACATACATTTTAGTGCCATCCGTTTTAAAAAATAAACCATACCCTAAACCAGAAGCCACTTGTCCTGTAAGACTAAAACTTACTGAATCATATGAACCTGTACTAATATCAAAAGCAGTGCTTAAAGAGTATTGATAGACCGTTGTGTTTGTACCGCCAAGAATAAATGCTTTAGTTCCATCAGAACTAAGCTTAATTTGATAGGGCGTGGCATCTTGAGAAGAAACATTTAAGCTCTTACTATCATAACTAGCCGTGCTAATATCAAAGGCAGTGCTTAAAGAGTATTGATAAACACTGTCACTTGTAGTTCCCACTATATATAATTTAGTCCCATCACTCTTAAAGGTAAAACCAAAAGGACTAGCTTCTTGTGAAGTGGTACTAAAACTAACACTGTCATATGATGCACCAGCAAGATTGTAACCAGAAGTCCCAGATGTAACAGTGCCCACACCCTCATAATAGACCGTGGGTTGAATACCGTTCTTTACTTTAAAATCTTTAGTATTTGCCATGCTTCACCTTCCACTTGGCAATATGTCAAACTACTCAATCAAAGTAGCAATCGCCGTGTGTGCCGTCGATGTTGCGCTTGCAGCAGTGACTAAAACTCTTACATTCGAGCCGCTAATATCTACATCATATGTTGCAAGTTGTGTACTTGTATTAACTTCACCAAACTGCGTAGCAACCGCCGTAGTGCCGTCATGAGTTACAAGTAGCTTTGCTATTGTACGATTTGATCCGCTACTCGCAACAACTACAATATCAGCAGCCAGATATGTAGCTTTGGCATAACTAGCCAATGCAGTTTGTGTTGTACTTGTAGTTGTAACCGTCTGTGTGTCTCCGCCTCCACCGATTGCACCCCAAGCACCCCCCGCATATCCTTCAAAGGCGTTATCCTCTGTATTGTATCGAAACATACCGTTTGAAGGAGAACCAGAGCGTTGCGCCGTCGTACCCGCAGGAACATCTATTTGACCAGTCCCAGAGAATAATAAATCTCCAGACATCGTGTCGCCAGACTTGTTTAAAACATCTGTCGCTGCCACTGTAACAAACACAAGAGCAGACCCGCTCAAATTCAAAGCAGAATCAGAGTTAGAGCTTTCTTCTACAGATCGGCTCAAGGTGGTGCCAGAACTTGTGTATGTGCCCGTGCCTATCTCAAAACCCGTGCCGTCTTCGATTACATAACGAACTGTTTGACCGTTGGTGATGCCTGCATCCGCAAAAGACTGAAACCCTGAAACCGCACTGCCTAGTGTTATCGTTCCTGTTCCAGTGGTGCCCGTTGTCATACGAGCACGATTAACAAACGTCACCATGACTTAGCCCCTTATGCGATACGGATGATTGCCGAAGAACTATCCGCAGTTGGGAATACAATCTGAAAGTCACCAGATGTAGAAGATTTATCTCCACCAAAATCTAACACAACAACAGAAGGATCACCCGCAGCAGAGTCGTTATAGATTAACGCACCACGAGCCGTAATAGTTGCAGAAGTGTACGTCTTGTCTGCAAAATCTGTAAGTGCTGTTGTGCCAGAAGTAGTAGGAGTCACATTTGTTAAGTCACCACCACCCGCAGTATATGTGCCAGAATTACTAACCTCGTTTGAAGTTGTGTAAGCTGTAGTCGCTGCGGTAAAAGATGCACTGTTAGTATACAACGCTAGTTTAAAAGTATTACCACTTGAGTTGGTAAAGTTATGAGTACCCGTAAGCAACTCTTGCTTAAACGAAGTACACATGAAGTTTCCACTAAAGGCCATATCAAAGTCTCCTTATAAGTTCAGCCAAATTGGGATGTCCCGCATCATTAAGTGCATTATACACAGTTGTGCGGTCACTGCGAATAGCTTGTCTCATATAAAATGCAACGAGCTTTTCAATGTGCTTCGAAAAAGCACGAGCTTGGTCCCGGATGCCAGGATGAGTGCTATCGGAAACCGAAATTACCTTCTCAACGCATTGCTCTGCTAATTCTTCAGGAGAAAAACCACGATACTCAGTTGTGCGAACCCCCACTATAGGTTCGTCTTTTGGCACATTTATATCTATTTCAAACATTAGGTTTTTTCCCTTATAACTTTCCCAGTGCGGTATTCGTCTGTTGTTTCTTTTGCTTCGCCTAGTTGTTTCAACCCAACTATAGACTCTTTAAAACGCCTATCATACATAGCCATAATATCCTGCTCACCCTTCATGTAAATATAAGCTTCGATTAAAGAGCCATACAACAAAGACATCTCCGCATTTTCACTTAACCAAGTTGTGCCACTATCCGCTCCCACTGTAATACTAGAAGGTCGATAAAAATAATGAAGCTCTGCCGTGTAAGCAGTATCAGGAGTGGGAGCGAGTAAAAAATTATCAACATCAAACATAGAATAGTATCGAGGAGCACCCGTTGTTGTGGAGTCAGGTGTGTATGTCTGAAGGAAACTTGGGTCTTTAAAATCTATAAAGAACCTGTCTCCATTTGTTCCAGCAAGGCTGAGAGAGAAAGGTGCTAAGAAGTCACTAGGGCAAGACAAAAACTCGTTACTAGCCGTGGTTGATGCAGTTACATTTTTACGAAACAAAGAAAGTTGAACATTCTTTAAAATCCGTTCTTCCGCTATGCGAATGAACAAAGGAATATTTC